GTTGAGCGTTACCGCGGATCAGACGGTCTACAAATGGCGGGGTGAATTCGATGGCGAATCGTCGACCGTCTTCCTGCTCAACGACTGCCCCCACGAAGCATCTGACGTTCACGTGTTCGTCCGTCACGAAGACCAGACCATCATGGACAGGATCGTCGATAAAGTACCCGCGTTCGGCGAGATCCCGCTCAAGGACGAGCTGTTCACGCAGAAGGTAGTCGAAGACCAGCGTTCCATCGACAGGCTCAACTCCAGTGCCGGGTTCGTCTACATCGGGGTCGGCGGGTATGACGTCACCGTCCATGTCGCCTACACCACTGAGCTCGGGAGCAGACGCAGCAATACGATCAAGCATCGCCTGACCGACGGCCAACGCCATTGAATCCTTGCTGGACATCATGCCACTCCTCCCAATGAGAGCAGGAAATTGAATACGAGGAACGTGATCACGACCATCACGATGACGAACACGACGGGGTGATCATCCAAGAGGCGCATGAACAGAAGGAAGACAGCCACTAATACGGCAACGATTGTCAAGGCCACGACGAACACGGATGCCGTGAACGGCAATGTTTCGATGTACTTCTCGACCATCACATCTTCTTGTGGTCTGGGGTATCCCTTCGCCGGGCTAGATTGGAAAGCGCCAACCAAGCAACCAGCCCAACGAAGGGAAGAATGAAATGGAGCCATTGGAAGAACGTTCGAGCAGTGAAACGGTCAGGGACGGGGAACGTCATACGCCATCGTGGTACGTTCACTTCAACGGACATCGGCTCGGGCCGGTCTCCGATGCGAAGTTCAAGAAGATGGCGGACACTCTCATGTCCATCGTCAGAGAGGGAAAGCACCACGGGCTCGCGTTCACTCTTCCTGAGGATGGCCGTGATGTCTGCTGCATCTGGACTCCCGGCGTCCCGATCAGCTTCAAAGAGGCTGACAGTGAATCTGAATGACATCACGCCACCAGCTCCTGCGAGCGCGGAACTACCTGCTCCTCCACAATGGTTGCCTCACCCGGCGTAAAACCGAATGCCTCGAACAGACCGACCAGAACGTTAGGTGACGGATTACGCAACCGCTCCGCAGTTTGTAACTCTTCCAGCGACACGTGTAGAGCACCCGCAAAAGCCTCTTCGGATTTAAGACCACTCATTTTTCGCACACGGTCCAAAAATCCTTCGCGCAACACGAAAACCTTAGCCATGTCATACCTCGTTTCATTTCGGTATTGCGGTTTCATCTTGGTATCAGATTAAAGCCGCTCCCTCCTTTTGTCAAACCGAAATGGAATTGAAATTTTGACATGGAATCAATTTGGTTCCATAATGGAATCATGGATAAATACAAGTGGTACGAACGCCTTGTCGGTAAAGACACAATCAAGGACGTGGCGCGGAAGGCGGGTATATCCGCCACTACAGCATGGAGGCAATATGCCGACGGTGCACTTAATTTTTCCGCCGAGAATGTCATCCTCATTGCTCGCGCCTATGGAACCAGCCCAGTCAAGGCATTGGTGACCTTTGGCTATCTGATGGCGCCCGA